GAAGTAATCGAAGTATCTACATTATCAATGATTTGAAGAACTTTACTATATCTAAATCTTCCCCCAAACTTATTCATATCAACAGTTTTGGAATGTTTGGTTAGAGATGCTATAATGTTAGACCTCAATGATGCAATGTCAGTAATCTTAGAAGGATCATAAAAGACATCACTCTCAAGTTCAACAAATAGTAGTTTAAGATCTGATAATTCTTGTTTGACACCAGATACAGTGTATTGTTTTAAATCATTTAAAATTTGTGTTTTTGCAAAGTCGGAGATAGCAAAACCATTTTTTGGTTTGATACTAATGACAACCTTACCAAATTCTGGTGGATCTAATTCTTCACCACCAACAACAGCAACTGATTCAGTGCTTGGGAATACCTGTTGTATGATTGCCTCATAATCCTTTGCTGTAACGGCACGATACTGCGACGAATATACTCTAGGTGCAAAGTATTTGATTGAATCAATTGGTTCAATTGCGCCGCCCCCTATCGCCTTCTCAGTGGTTATTAATGATGGTGTTCCTGATGGTGAAACAGAAAGACCATTGCTATCGGTGGTTGTTCCAGAATACGTAAACAACGATGGACCATTACCATTCTCACCATCAGTTACGATATAAGAAACCTGAATTACATCACCTGATGACAACTTCTTACCAATAATTCCATCACCAAAGAGAAGTTCATATTTCTCATCTGCAACTTCTTGAATCAAATAAATTTCAGATTCTTTATTAACAGTAATAATATTATCTACTTGCTTATATTCTTTTGTCCCAATTCTTACTTTGATAGTTGATGTATCAATATTGGGATTATTTAAAATAAACCTTTGATCTTGGGAGGTATCTACAATAAACTCTTTTGTTAGATAGGTTCCCTGAAAAATTTCTAAATCTGTAAATGTTGCTTGATCGTTGACAATATTGGCACTCACATCGCCTGCAATGGAGAAAGTATATGCACTGTTATCAACTGCCCCAACACACACTAGACCTGCCTTCAGGATCAACTGAGAGGCAGTTGTCGATACGTCTATAGTAAAACTAACTGTTGCCTTTGCTGCAGTTTTTGATCTGGGGATATAACCAATATTTCTTGCTAGGGAAACAACATTTTCCCTAAGAGTTGCTGAATCCAAGAAGGATTCATTAGCAACCATATTAGAGTTGAATGCTGTAATATACGTATTATATGCTAACGTATCGATCAGAACAGAAAAGTTAGATCCTTCAAAGTCAAAATCCGTGAAATCGGAATTAGCACGAAGATAATCTTTAATAGATGTCTTTATCTGATCAAAATCTAGATTGGTAAACTTAGTAAAAGGCATTATTTTATCTGGTTGCCTCTAGGATGAATGAAAATTTTTGTGGTGGAACCTCTTGTCCAACGATATTATAGGATATGAAGACCTCAAATTCGTTTCTATCCGCATTTGGATCTACTCTAACCTGAATATTGCTTATCCTTGGTTCGTAGTTTTCAATTGCAACTAAAATCTGATCTTCAAGTTCGGATGCAGTACCAAAATCAACAAATTCAAATAAACTAGTCTTTACGTCAGAACCAAAAATAGGGTTAAAAAATCTCTCACTAGGCACAGTTCGCACAATATTACGCACTGCTTTCTTAATTGCATCCTCATTTTTAATATTGAGGATATCATTAGTTATAGGATGTCTATCAAATGATAGACTAATGTCCTTAAATGCTCTGGATATCCTCTGAACCACGATAATATGGAGACTTTATTTAATTTTATTTATACCCTATTCAGAATAATTCTGTATTATCTTCTATTTTCTCATAAAGGTCCTCTTGATTCACAGTATCACGTTTTTTTGGAGTGATATCATCATTTGAAATCTCACGAAGCATCTTTTGATGCTGATGATTTGCCAAATTATCTAGAAAATCGTGTTCTGAAGTCATTTTTTCATTTTGATAGTAGTCAGTAACGAGTTTTGTGGTTCCCCACATCTCTCTCATATAGTTAGAATTTCTATCGACAGGTGAATTACCCATGATGTCTCCTTATGTTCATGAAATGTTCATTAATATTCTATACTTCTATTTATTTTCCTCTTCTTCTTCGCGTTCTTTGGAAGTTTTCCAGAAATATTCGTCCTCACGTCCCATTCCAAGACGTTCAAATCCATTTTCAACTTGATAATATTGAGTTGAAACCTTAAAATCAGGCATTTTTGGTTCGACAGGTGTCAAACTATTATCAAAAATACGTAATCTATTGTTTGGATACAGTGCATACTGCCCATTTTCAAGTTCAATTAGGTTATGAGACTTGTGTTCGGCAGGATTTTCACTCGTTGCCCAGTCAACGTAGTCTGGATCATGATGATAGTTATCAATTGTGCAGACATAAGTGCCTTTTACATTACCAAAGTCCCGTGTATAACACTCAAAATCCATCGAACCAATGAATTTCTTATCGACTGATACCACACCATAGTCCATACAGTTCCAAAACTGTAGGTTTGGTAGGTTCATATCAGGAGAAGGTGTCTCAGGATCTGCTACAAAGGCACTTATAGGCAATTTGTCATACATTGCCGCATATTCTGGTAAGTAGGTTTCAAAATAAAAAGCACGCCCAGGAATCGATTTAACCGATACCCAAACGCCTTTAACAAATTCCCCATGACCAGATTGATGATCAGTAAGATATTCTTTACGAACCCATACTTCCATCGATGGAAGATTTGCAATCAAACATGCCATACAATTATTTGTCTATAACGTTATCTATACGTTAACGTCCTTGTCCACGATATGCTTTTCTAGCACTATTACGAGACGACGCGGCATATTTGGTTCCATTACCACTACCCTGACGAGTTTTTTTGGGTGTCCCAGTGGCATAACCACTTTTGTTCAGACCTGTTTTCGCTTTTGCCATTGATCAGTTTCTCCAATAATGTGTGTTTCAACTTCACCCGCTTTGGGTTTACCAGTTTTATAATATTCAGCAGCAAAGTCCTCCATAAGATTCATGTAGTCCTCTTCCGAGAGACCCTCAAAGAGGACCTTGCCGTTACGTATGACTGTATACCGATCCATCAGATAACACGAGTTTTTTCGTGCCCGACTCTGATACGAGGATCACACCAAATCTCAAAACCTGCTGCGATTGCATCGAGACAGAATGATACATCCTCTCCACACATATCCTGCACCTCTCCAGATTCGAATACTTGCATCTTCGGAGCAAACCATGGGTATTTGATACCTTCATCTTCAAAAACTCCGTTTTTAATTAGAAGCCATCCAAATCCTGCATAGTCTACCGTGAATGGTTTACGACGCTTTGCAATACTTTCAAGTGTTTCATGATTCATAACTCCGCCATTACTACGGAAGTCATCCTCGTCCATCCAATGTGCAACAGATGTGGTTTGACCATCTTCGGTACAATACCATCCACTTGCAATATCTTTTTCCATTAATACAAGTTGCCAGAACTTCTCTGAGTTAAACACAATATCACTATCAATCCATAACTGATAATCATATTTTAGTTTTCCATCCCATGGAATCTGATCAGGACCACGAAGAACATTTGCACCTAAACACTTACAACGTGCAAAGTTCACCATGGAACTATAATCTTGTGAGATCTGAATACTTGCTCCTGCCTGAACAAGATCAAAACAAAGTTGTACAAAGTTCTTCAGATACGTATAAGATACTCCACGCCCAGGTAGACAGAATACAATACTCTTACCTTTTATAAGTTCTTTTGCGTAATCATAATCCCATTCGGGTGCTTTCTCTTTAACTGGCGTTTTTGCCTTTACTGTAAATCCTTTAGACATAATTAGGTCAAGTTTGAATTTGAATCGATTCACTAGTAATTATACTAGCAATTTACCTTGAAGTCAATCAGTTAGTTCGGTAATTACGATACTGTCACCATCAACTTCCATATTGAGTTGAGTGCCCTCATACCAACCATACTCTGAGATGATCCATTCGGGCACTAGTGCAACATACTCACCTGTTACTGGATCGACTTCTATAGTGGTAATATTTTCTCCGGAGTTTTTTTGCATATACGTAAACCTTCACCATGATTTTATATAGCGAAAAATTTTTTTGATACCCTCTGTAAATTTAGCTCGCTTACGTAACACTTTATAGATTAGGGAAGTTAGGCGTTTTTATATACGGGGGGGCATCACGCGCCGCAGGGGGGGCACCCCCAAGGACGGGGGGCACTGCTGCTGTCACGAACGCATGAGGTCAGTAACGGCAGGCAAGGTGTGAGTGACCCTGTCGGTTCATCAAACGATCACGGGCGGCAGCAATGCGGTCGGCGCGATGCTGTGCCTTGGCACGCTTAACGGTTCCGTCTAAGTCTGCCACCATAGAAGCACCCAGTCCGCGTGCTTTGGTGAAAGTCATCCCGCCGCCACTGCTAGCACGTAACGCCTGTCCTTTGACGTTGGTGTCGCTGCTGCGGGTGTTGCCGATTGCTTTTGCCATTGGGGTGATTCGCTTGGGTGTATTGTAGCACGGAAAGGGGGGGATCCCCTCAGAGTTCCGCCATCATTTCCGCCATCTCATCGGCATCGATCGCGGGGTCATCCCAACGAACGCCGTCGTCTGTCTCACCGATAAAGCGTCCGATCTGTCCGTCAGTCATGCAGCGAACGAACTTAGTCCA